GACATGGACAAGCTCCGCGAAGAGCTACGCCAATACGTCCGCGAGGTGGTCATGGAGGCCATGCAGGAGAAGGAAGAGATGAGCAGCGAGGAAGGCGAAGCCAAGACTCAAGAAGCCGCTCCCGAGGCAGTAGCTGAAGAGACTGAAGAGAAGGCCGACAAGGCCGAGGAGGTCGCTGTCGAAGCGTCTGCCCAGAAGGTCAGCGCGAAGATCAAAGTGAAGCCTGAAGGCACTCGCCCCGACTCCATCGACTGGTTCAAGCCGCAGATGCGCAGCACCACGATGGGCAACGTATTCAAACACATTAACAAGTAAAAACCAAAAAATCCCGATATGTCCACGACTATCAACGTTTCAAATGATGTCACGCGCATCTTTGACAAGACAGAAACCCTGACAGGGGCTTACTCTGTTGAGCATGCCGACAGCGGCAAAACTTTCTTTTTGAACGCAGCAAATGGCGCAGCGATCTCCATGCCCGCATTAAAGGCAGGAGCGAACTACAAGTTCGTTGTGGCTGCCGCTTTTGACACCGCTGACTGGGTGGTCACTCCTTCCGACGCGGGGAAGCTCGAAGGCTCCCTCGTTGTTGCAGGCGACGCTGTTACAGTAGCCGCAGGCAACTCCTTCACCTTTGAACTCGGTGCAGAGAACGTCGGTGACTTCGTTGAGGTCACTTGCGACGGATCGACTTGGTTCGTGAATGGTGTCGGCTTGACAAGCAGCTCTATCACAATTCAATCGTAAACGCCTTAAAAGAAAATCATGGCTACAACTAACAGCATCACCACAACATACGCAGGTGAATTTGCAGGCAAGTACATAAGTGCTGCCCTGCTCTCAGGATCGACTCTCGCGAACAACGAGATCACAATCATGCCGAACGTCAAGTTCAAGGAGGTGGTTCAAAATGTTGCTTCTGGCAACCTGTTGAGCTCTGCCTCTTGCGACTTCACACCTTCAAGCTCCGTCACCCTGACCGAGCGCATCATCGAGCCACAAGAGCTTCAGGTGAACTTGGAGCTGTGCAAGAGCAACTACTTGAGCACATGGCAGGCAATGGAGATGGGCTTCTCTGCATACCATGAGTTCCCCGCTTCCTTCGCTGACTTCCTTATCGCACACGTTGCCGAGAAGGTAGCCGAGGAGATTGAGAAGAACATCTGGCAGGGAGACACTTCCGGCTCTGCTCCGACCAACCACTTCGACGGCTTTGCCAAGCTGATCGAGGCCGCTTCAGGTGTGAACGATGTGGACAGCACAAGCGTGACCGCTGCCAATGTAGTGGACGAGCTCGGCAAGATCGTGGACGCTCTTCCTTCTGCTACTTACAGCAAGAGCGATCTGAAGGTCTACGTCTCTTCCAACATCGCCCGCGCTTATCAGCGCGCACTCGGAGGATTCGCAGCCATCGGCACAGCCGCAGACACCGTTGCCGGCCCATCTTACCAAGACCAGAGCTTCGTGGGCCGCAAGCCGATGAACTTCGACGGAGTTGATTTGGTAATGTGCCCCGGCCTCGCAGACAACACAGCGGTCGCTTCTCCTGCTTCGAACTTGATGTTCGGAACTGGTCTCTTGAGCGATCAGAACGAGGTTCGTGTCATCGACATGGCCGAATACGACGGATCTCAAAACATCCGCGTCATCATGCGCATGACTGCGGGCGTTCAGTTCGGAATCGCTGAAGACATCGTTCTGTACAACCCTGCATAACACAGGCGACTGAATAGACAATTCAAGGGGAGGGCGTGAATCCCTCCCTTTTTTTTTCACTCAAAAAGACAAAAAGAAATGGCTTGCAATTTGACACTCGGACGGAAAGAGCCTTGCAAAGATGTGGTCGGTGGGATCAAGAAAATCTACCTCATCAACTTCGAGCCCCTGACCTTGACAGAGTCAGGAGGAGAGGTGACAGACATCCAAGACGCTGCCGGAACGGCTGACGTTGATGCAGTAGTCTACGAGGTGCGCCACGCTTCCTCCCTGACCTCAAACATCAACAGCTCACGCGAGACTGGCACGACCTTCTTCGAGAGCACTCTCGAGCTGACCTTCAAGAAGCTCTCACAGGAGGACAACGCAGAGCTCGCGATCATGGCACACGGACGCCCTCACATCGTCGTGGTGGACAACAACGACAACAGGATGATCGTCGGCCACGAATACGGCTGTGAGGTAACTGGAGGCACTCTGGTGACAGGCAACGCGATGGGCGACCTCTCGGGCTACACCTTGACCTTCACGGCACAAGAGCGCGCTCTTCCGAAGTTCATGCTCAACACTTTGACAGAGGCAACCTTCGAGGCTCTCCTCGGAACTGTGACTGAAGGAACAAATTCGTAACTTAGCACCCGACACATGGAGCTTATCTGCTCCTCGTTGGTGTTGGTTTATTGTTTGACAAGAGGAGGGTTCACGCCCTCCTTTTTTTATCAACACCCCCAAGCGCATCAACAAGCCTCTGAATGCTTTAACTTTGTGAAAACCACAAGGGACAGATGCACATCCTGACAAGCTCGCAGACAGACTTGCAGACCATCAAGTTCGCACCGCGATCCATTGGTGCGCTCCAGTACCTTCTCCACCTTCAGGAGGAGGAGAGCGGCACGACCTTTCAGATGATCGGCTACGGCATACAAGACGACAGCTTCGTTAGCATCACCCGAACCTTCCCCCTTTATGAGAATTTGTACTACTACCTCCGGGTGTTCAGGCTGCCCTCTGGGGCTTTGTCTTCTACCATGTCAGCCCTCGACGAGCCGACCATCTACCGGAAGAGGGTGACGGACGACCTCGAGGCGGCAGAGGGATGGGAGGAGAGCGTCTTCCAGTGCGTTTCAAATCTTGTTGACCCTTACACGAGCAAGACGAGAAGGCAGGCCAATGAACTCGTAACTTCGTACATGAGCAGCGGGGAGATATTGAATGAGATTTATCGGGGCAAGGTGTTCTGTACAAACAGCACCGACCTCCAAGACTTCAGCGTCTACGACAAGCAGCCGATGACGCAGCAACCGCTCGACAATACAGCGAAATGGGTGACAATTTAAAGATATTAAAGCTGGCAAGCTACACCTCCCCGAAGGTGAGCGAGAAGCCCCGCAATGCGTGGGTCGAGTACGGAGAGGACAACAACTTCTACCAGTACCTGATCGACCTCTTCCACTCTTCGCCAACGAACAACGCAGCGATTCAAGGCATCTCCGACCTCATCTATGGCGAGGGCATGGAGGCAGCAGAGGGGAGCAGCCTCGAGGCGTATGTGAACTTCATCAAGATATTCCAAGCGGAGGATGTTCGTCGTGTATGCCACGACCTCAAGCTCTTCGGCCACGCATCCTTTCAGCTCACCCTCGACAAGGGTCAGGTGGTCGGAGCTTTTCACATCCCCCGCAACTACCTGCGCCCTGCGAAGGTGAACGACGAGGGAGAGGTGGACACCTTCTACTTTAGCAACGACTGGAGCAAGGCGAAGAGCCCCAAGTTCGCCCCTCAAGCCTTCCCCGCCTTCGGGCATCAGGCAGCAGGCGACGACGTGGCCATCTTGAGCGTTGAATCATACAGCCCCGGGTCTGTTTACTTCAGCCCTGTGGACTATCAAGGAGGGCTGCAATACGCGGAGCTCGAGGGGGAGATCGCGAACTACCACCTGAACAACATCAAGAACGGCCTCGCCCCTTCGATGATGATCAACTTCAACAACGGAGTCCCACCCGTCGAGGAGCAGTTCGAGATCGAGCGCGACATCCTCGCGAAGTGGGGAGGGAGTTCGAACAGCGGCAAGGCCATCATCGCATTCAATGACAGCCCAGACAACGCGGCAACGATTGAGGCGGTGCAGCTATCCGATGCGCACAATCAGTACCAGTTCCTTTCGGACGAGTGCATCAGGAAGGTCATGGTGGCGCATAGGATCACTTCTCCGATGCTTTTGGGCATCAAGGACAACACAGGGCTCGGCAACAACGCGGAGGAACTACAAGTCGCGTATGAGCTTTTTGCGAACTCTGTCATCAAACCCTTCAGGCAACTCATCACCGAGGCGGCCGAGAGGATAATCAAGCACAACGGCCTCGACATCGAGCTCAACTTCATTGACCTCAACCCTGTGATGGGCGAGCAAGGTGCAGAAGTGGGACAATCATACACAGGTATACAGGTAAGCTCTGCGATAGACATCATCGCGAAGGTGAAAATCGGAGAGCTGACAGCACAGCAAGCGAGCACGCTCCTCATCTCCATGCTCGGATTCAACGAGGAGAGCGTCGAGAAGCTGTTCGCAGAGCAAGGCGTGAAGCTATCCATCGAAGCCCCTCACTTCAGCGATACAGCGGAGGAGGCATGGCTCAAGTACCTCGAGGACAAGGGCGACAAGGTAGACCTCGACGAGTGGGAGCTCGTCCATGAGGAGGAGGTGACAGACCCCGACGAACCCGACGGGGAGGTGTTCAAATTCTTCAAGAGGTTCAGCGACCCGGAAGAGAAGAGCCGCCACGATGGGGGCGTCTACAAAATCCGCTACCGCTACGACCCAAAGAAAACCAAAGACAACAGCCGGACATTTTGCAAAAACATGGTCGCCAACGCAGGGCAGGGCGTATACTACCGACGCGAAGACATCGAGAAGATGAGCAGCGCAGGAGTGAACTCCGAGTTCGCACCGAAAGGATCGAGCAGCTACAGCATCTGGCGCTTCAAAGGGGGCGTCAATTGTCACCATCGTTGGTTTAGGATGATCTTCAAGCGCAAGCAAGTGGGCGGCAAGGTCAAGCCACTCGACGAGAGCGAGAAGGGAACAACGAGGCGCGACATCGAGGACAACTACAAGCGCACAAGCGAGGGCACAGCGAAGAGCGCAGGCGTTCAAAACATGAACCCCGCAGGCTACGATGATGCAAAGACGCGCCCGATTGATATGCCAAACCAAGGGAGACGATGAGCGACGTTCTATTCATACAACGCGAAGACCTGATCCGCTACACGCTGATAGGTGGCAACGTGGACACCGATAAAATCATCCCGCACATCAAGGTGGCGCAGGACATCCACATCCTCCCCATCCTCGGGACGAAGCTCTACGAGAAGCTCCAGAGCGACATCAGCGGCAGCACATTGGCGGGCAACTACTCGACGCTGCTGACCGAGTTCGTGCAGCCCTGCCTCATCCATCTGGCCGCTGCGGAGTTCTACCAGTTCCACGCCTACGAGGTGAGCAACGCGGGGGTGTTCAGGCATCAGTCAGAGAACGCAAGCACGCCCTCCATCGACGAGCTTCAGGCGCTCATCACCAAGCAGACGGATGTGGGCGACCACTACAAGAGGCGGCTCGTGGATCACCTCGAATACTATCCGACGCGCTTCCCGGAGTACACGGCAGCGCAGGAGGATGGTATGCATCCGAATCATTCACGCAGGTCAAATCGTTGGGTCTACTGATATGGCGAATTCAAACAACTGGGGAGAGATATACAAGTCCACATGGTGGGGGGACGAGGACTGGAGCGCCAACTCTCTGAAGATTGACAGCGCACCTCCGGGCTTTGCGGAGCAGAACCTTTTGCTCGGCTCTGAAGAGCTCAACAAGGCGCAGGACGGCCAATGGATTCAGAGGCTCATCAGCTCGGTAACTGCGGACGATGAGGTCGCGCCAATAGGAGGAGAGACAACAGCGGAGAGCGTGGCCTTCACAGCCAACAAGCAGAGCCGCATCGAGCAGCTCGTCACATTGGTCGCGGGCACGGAGTACACCTTCAGCGTATGGGCGAAGGCAACGGGTGGATCGCCTCAATCTTTCAGGCTGTCATACTACGACAACACCGCAGGAAGCGGGGCAAGGGAAAACGAGACAGCACCCACTTCATGGGATGCAACAACAGGCAGGGCGACGATGACCTTCACCGCTGCAAGCAGTGGCACTTATTGGATGCGCATCCAGAACGCATCGGCAGGAGCTGCGCAGAGCATCTACTTCTGGGGGGCGATGTTGAACGAGGGAGCAGCAGCAGGCGACTACATCAAGACGACGTTCGCAGTAGGCCCGACCGATCCACCTGTTGCGAATGCTCAATTCGGTGACAACTTCGGGCGCGTGAGTGCTTACTACTCATTGAGGCAATTCACGACCGCAGAGGAAACCAACGCCATACGGGTGCGGAGGTCATCTGATGACACCGAGCAAGATATAGGATTCGATGCGAACGGAGACCTTGACACTACGGCTCTGCTTGCATTTGTAGGAACGGGAGGCACAGACAACGGAGCGGTCACAACCTTCTACGACCAATCAGGCAACGGCAACGATGCGACCAACGCGACCGAATCCGAGCAGCCTTTGGTAGTGAGTGGGGGGACATTGGTAACAATAGACGGCTATCCATGTTTAGACGGGGACATCGGAGCGGACACAATGCTGCAAGCGTTGGATGTCATTGACACCGTTGGAGATGTTGCAATTTTCAGCACATATGCTTTAAAGACCGATGGAACAACTGCCAACCAAATCACCTTCGAGATTGGCAACGGGACAAGCTCACACCGCATCCACGACACGCTCGGAAGAGGGGGAGCAGGTACATTCGGAATTGACATCCGAGGAGCAACAAACTACGACTTCGGAAACGCTACGGGCGTGGCGGTAGATGACATTTACCTGAACTCCATCTTGTCGGAGACAAACGGATTTTATATTAACGGAACACAACAAACCTCAAACAATGCGGTAAGGAGTGGTTCAACGGTGGACGCTTTGACGCTCTTTAATAGGGGAGGGGGTGCTTTTCCATACAAAGGGAAGTTCTTTGAATTTATCTTTTTTGCATCCGACCAATCAAGCAACCGCACGGGCATTGAAACGAACATCGACACTTATTTCGACATCGTATGAGTTGGTACATCGGAACACTTGAGGAGGTTGAAGCCTACAACGCCAAGGTCAACGAGGCCAAGGCGTACAAAGGGTCTATCACTTCCAACTGGGCGAACCCACGCCAACACCCTGACGGGAGCAAGTGGGCGATCGCTGCGAACAACTCGATCGAGCCACAAGAGGAATCAAATCTTATCTTTGAAGTTCAGCTCTCGGACGACTGGACGCCCGAGGTAGAACTCTAAAACATGGCGAACCTTTTCGACTCCGCGAGCTTGTTGCTCGTCGCTTCAGCATTCAAATCAGCAAAAGCATACAGCGTAATACCGACGGACGGAGACGGAGACTTCACCTTCGCCAGAGCAGCAACCTCCTCACGCACGAAGAGCGACGGCACGACGGAGACAGGCATCGCCACCAACGTCCCCGCCCTCCACTACGGCACAGCGGGCGACCCCGAGACGTGCCCCTCCTTCCGCGTGGAGAACAGCACAGCAGCGGCCACCTTCACCCTCGGCAGCATCGTGACGAAGGGAATCTTGACGGGAACGGCCGGGACGCTGATGATCGAGGGCAAGCTACCCGACAGCGTGACAGGATTCATTGACATCGGCTTGAGCAGCGACTTCAACAACAACCGCATCAGAACCCTCAACACAGGCTTCAGCGTCGTGCAGGGGGGCTCGGTGGTCTCCTCGGACGGGACGATCTTCGACAGCGACGGCACGCACATCGTGACAAGGATAGCGGTCTCTTGGAGTGGAGCAGGCACAGCAGCAAGCGCGACCCCGACGATCCTGATCAGCCAGAACGGAGCAACTAAGACGCACAGCATCACCGAGTGGAACGACGCGGACAAGTTCGACGAGATTCGCATCACAGGCAAGAGCAGCGACGACACGGACGAGATCAAGGTCTTCGCCCTATGGGACACCGCCCTCACGCAGACGGAGCTCAACACCATCACAAGTGGCAGCTAAAAAAGACGAGATACGCCTCCACCTCATTCGGGAGAAGGAGGACGAGTGGCAGACGACAGGAC